CAAAAATAGCACGATCACCCACAATACACCAGATGATGCAGGTCGTTACTCGTTCTGGAAACAAACGGGCATTAGTCCAGATGGCCAAGAGGTGTTGGAAAAATATTTTGAAACAGCTATCTGGGGCGGTGATAAACGCCAATTTATCGAAAATTACTCACACATAATCAAGAATGGTACGTAAGAGCAAACGTAGCAAACAGAGCGATGACATGGAAAGATACATTAATCAACGTGTTAGGAACCCTCCTCGTTTGCGGATTAAGGGCAATTTGGGAGAGAATACTGTCTTATCGGGAGTCGAAGTCACAACGTCTTTGACTACAGATGCGAACGGTAATGCCTTCCTAGTTGTTCCCCTCATTGGTGGTGCTACTACTGGTCTAGACACCGTGAATATTAGTCTGATGAATGTTGCGAAATTGTACAATCAATTCGTTTTCCAAAGCTGTGCAATAAGATACATACCTGCTGTTGGTCTCAACACAGCTGGCAATGTTACTATTGCGTTCACTAACAACACTGAGACTGTGGCATATTGTTTGGAAACGGTAAGGACTTTTGCTGAAGTAAAAGCAGTTTGCTTCTCACAGTGTAATAGCGCAACTCATCCGGTATGGCATGAATTTACATACCCGATGAAATTGCCAGCTAGAAGGAAACGGTTTGACACTAACTCAACCTCGCCAATTGCAAATCTCGACACAATTGAGCGTGATTGTCAAGGAGCATTCATAATCGTGGTATCTGGATCAGAGGCAAGCAAACTAATAACCACACCGAGGAGAGAGTCTCGCATTTTGCTTGAAGGTCTCTCTAATAGCGTCGCATAAGTTTGATTCACACGGAACAAATCGAATCGAGAATACCGAATGGCCTTTTGGTTTGGGGACAACTGAGCGCGTTTGGCGGCGCCTCTCCCGGCTAGTATACGAGTAGCTGGAGGCTCAGGAACCCAAAAGGAGAAGGAGCTATCGATCGACGGCTAGGCAGATTAACAGGAGACTGTTATGAGGGC